AATCCTGTATAACCACCTTCAAAATCATCATTTAGATAAAGGAGTGCAGCAAACAGATCATAAATTCCTTCTTTTGCAGAACTATCATAGTGAGGTTTCATAAAAGTTCCTGGCGACCACCTTATAACACCCACATAATCTGGATTAGCTCTATCATCAAACGATTTACAAACACGAGTTACTTTATTAACAACTTTAGTGTAAAATTCTGAAGTTTCTTCTTTTGTATTTAAAAAGTCAGCATGCCCTTGATAATTAGCATCATCTAACATCTCATCTTGTCTTGCATGATGACCAGAGAAATCATAATAATCCTCTTGAGGTTCAAAAGTTGGAATAGTATCTTCACTATGACCTATTGCGGTCATGATTCCAAGAGACTCGTTTGTATAATTTATTATCTGTTGGCATTGATCAGGAGAAATAAAATTCTCCTCAATATAAATTAACTTCTTCAAATTGTTACAGTATTTGGTGGTCCTGAGAATCTAGGGTCGTTGTAAATTGGATTCTCAGCACCAGGTTTGTAGTTAGGATCGGGGTAATCGGAGAACTCCTCACCTTCATATTCAACAATCAAAGGGTTGATATCCTTTCTTTCACCATAAACATGGTAGAAACAGTCAATGTCAGCACCTGAGACATTTCCACCAATATGCTGTAGCACAATCTTAATGTTATCAAACTCCTTGACAATGATGTCTTGCTTTGATCCAATAGGTTGTAACTGTACAGTAATACTCTCTTCTGCAACTAAATCCTTCCAATAATATGGTAATTCAATTGTATTAGAATCCTTCAATCTTCCTCTATAATATACTGCGACCTCTGGTCCTTCAATACATGCATGTCTAAGTCTCCATCCTTTTTTAGATGGATGTACTAAATCAAATGGTTTTGGTTTTGAGTCAGCAGTTGCAAATCTTGTTGATAGTTGTCCAATACCTGCTCCAAAATTTCCATCACCATCTACAACTAAAGGAGTTCCAGTAGTACCTTTAATGAATACATCTCCTTGCTGATAGGTTTCACCTCCAACATATAATCTAGACTTTAGATCTGTGTCATTACATACATAAAGTTCTTTCTCTACCTGTACTTCTTGGAATGTAGAAATTCCTGGCCTGACTAACAAATTTCCTGTGTAAATTCTTACATCACCGTTGGTAATCTCAATATCAGTAGGACGAGAGGGTATGCCTTGTACATCTATAAACCCTGAGCATACAACAGGATCTTCAAAATAGTTTGTAGGATCACCAATTTTAAATGGTTTGTTTGCTATGTCTTTCTTAGCACTACAATTAAATGAATTAGGATTTGATTCTGCCATGATTATTCTAGTGTAAAGTCCTCTGATACTGTGTCAACAGCAATAACCTCTTCACCTTGAAGAAGTTTTCTCTCAACATCCTCAGAGGTTTCTTGGTTAGTGTTGACAGCATTTGGTGTGTTCTTAGCAGAAAGTAGATCCTGTTTCAATGCTTCCATTCTTAATGCAGTAGCATTGCTTACAGTCTCATCAAGTTTTTCTGGAGGTATATCTGGATGAGTTGGATCAGCAGTTCCCTCAAGTGTTGCTAATTCATCGTTAGACTGGTTACTAACAGTTGCTGCAGCACCTTTACCAACACTTCCAGATCCAATCGTATCCTGTATTCCAGTTTGTGCGTTACCACCTTGAGTAACACCCAATGATTTTGCTGCATCAGAATTAAGTGCCTCAACATTACCTGACAATACTTGACCTTCAACAGGTGGTATTGGTGTTGGTGGTTCTATTAGATTATCTGGATTTTGTAATGGATCAGGTGTTTGTTGACCTGTTTTATTTTCAGTATTTTGTACTGCTTCTATACCACCTGTCTGTGCAGTAACACCTAGATCTTTAAGACTAAATCCAAATCCTTTTAATGCTCCTCCAATTACACCATTGAAACTACCTGCTGCAGCACCTGATATTATTGACTGTGCAAATGGAGCAAAGATTTTTGCTAATGTACTATCAGGAATAAAACTATTTTTACATATTCTTGCACCCCATGTCTCAGGAACTAAATTACCTCTCAATGCCTTAACTTGTGCAGTATTTGCATCTAAAAATATTCTACCACATGATGAATGTAAGTTTATATTTCTTCCTGCGTTTATATCTACATCTCTATCAGCAGTGAGCATGATATCTTTTCCATGTACTCTGACTCTACCTCTAGCAGCAGTGATAGTTATATCTCCTGTAGCAGCACTAATTCTAATATCAACTAAATTGGGATCATTTTTATCTCCCGCATTCATTTCTATACTTTTATCACATGCAATTCTAGCAAGTCCTTGCCCATGACCATGACCAATCAAAAATACCTCACCATTATCATTTTGTGAGACAATTTTGACTGGTTCAGGACCGTCTTTTCCTTGTCTTGGACTACCACTCTCTATTCTAAAGTGACTACCTCTAGAATCAACAACTCTTCTTGCCCAGTTTTGTTCTGCCATTATATTTTACCTATACAATCTATTACTTTAACGAGTTTAGTTGGTGCTTTTGCTTCTGGTATTGTTCCGAACACTGGTCTAAGAACAGCACCAACACCAGTTGTGGACTTCATCTCTATCACAGGAGGGACATCATAACTGAGAATATTTAGAACCTCAACTGACTGAACTCCACCTGTTTCTGGATCTATTTTTACATCAAAAATAGGTGTTTGAATGATCTCCTCTGTAGTTAAATTTTCATAAGCATCTTCCTCAGCAGGTGCAAAACCTGTTTGGAATATGAATACAGATTCATCAATCTGATCGCCAGGTGTATATCCTCTACCTGGTTTTTCAATAATGACAGTTGTAACACCAACATTTTGTGGAGGATCTGTAACAACTGGGTATCCTTCTCCTACACTATCCATAACGATAGCAGCGATACCGCCATTATCATCTAAAATTGCATGACCATGAGCACCAAATCCTACTCCACATTTATCAGAGAAACTAATAGCAGGTGGTGTCTTATATCCTACACCAGGTATCTTCATGTCTACACCAATAATGCTTGCAGTTCTGGTAACACCTTCTGCAATTCCACCTAGACCACTATTCTCTATAATACCACCAACAACAACATTACCAATAGCACCAATTCCACCACCACCAAAGATTTGTAATTTAGCATCACCACAATCTTTCTTACCACCAACACATGATCCACCTGCACTAAGATCTTCTATTAGTCCTGCCACTCTGCCAGGTGCTCCAAGGGTGTCAGTTACACCTTTAGGGATTAAATTACCAAAGTCAGGAGTTAAATTACCAAAGTCAAATCCAGTTATAGAATCTATTGCACCACCAAGTCCACCTAATGCACCACCGACAGCACCACCTATACCACCACCGCCAGGTGCTGACTTTTGCATTTGTGACATTACATAATTATATGGATCAGCACCTTTCTCCATAATACCACCACCAACTTCATATTTTTTAGCAGGAGGACACTTATCTTTATTAGTCTGTCCACAATCTAAAAATCCTGAGAAGTCTTCTAGTAGGAAAGCAGAACTTCTTAAAAATTCTGCAACATCAAATCCGCCAGGTAATAAGTTACTTAATGCACTCAAAGGTCCTGCCATAGCACTAGTGACATCATTTATTATATTGTTCATAAGTTTTGATACAAAGTTTGCAGTAACGCAACCTGCTATACCAAGACCAGATGCTAATAAATCTTTTAGCATATCTGCTACAGTTCCTCTCAATCCTTCTACTATCTTATTAGCTACACATGCTAGTGCATTCTCTGCATTTTTAATATTAACAACTTCTCCTGTTTGTGATGCGACACCCGCAGCATGTGCTAAAGCATATGATTGAGGTGAGTCTCCTGTTTGAGCAAATACTTCTCCAAATGTTTTATTATATACATCATCTAAACCTTTCTGTAATTTTGGTTCTAGATGCTCATACATGCCTTGAAACATGCTACCAACAAATCCATTTGTTTGAGTCTCAATCGCATCTGCAACAGCATTTATCTCTGCCTCTAATTTAGCTCCTGTCATCTGGAGGTCTTCTATCCTCTGTGCCATAGTCTCTAGTTGCAATGCCATTCTAGAGACAGCAGATGGTGTACAAGTATCTGCTATTATTTCTTTTTTACCTGCACCAGATTGATCTACATTCTTACCTTTTGTACCACTAGAGTTAGTAGGATTTGACTTTGCGTTCTGTTCGTTTGTTGTGTTTGGTTTTCCAGTTTCTTCTTCTACTTCTGTCTTCTCATTTATTTTTATATTACCTGTAAATCCTGTGCCTGGTTCAAACTTACCGCCAAACTCTCCAGAGTTCTTTACACCCCCTGCCTGACCAAAATGACCAAGAATACATGGGACTTGACCTTCATCACCATCTAAAAAGAATCCAAATACAACATCACCCTGTTGTAGTTGAGTTGATTTTGAATAGTTAGCAGCACCACTACCAGATGTAGTTGGCAACATACACATTGCCCAAGGTAAATCTACATCCTCTAAGTCATCTGTAAATGGGTGATAACCCATTATTCTTACTTTGTATCTGCTACCCCAACCTTTTCCTTCGTCAGTCTGATCTTTCTGAGCTTCCCTAGGAGCAACTTGACCGATCCACCATCTGAATCCGTCCCTGCCTAAAAATTGACTGTTGCCCAATAGGGATTCTTCTAATGCCATTAGTCGTCGTATACTCTACATTCAAATGCGTCTGGATGATTGTCACAATAAATTTCTAAATGCTTGTCCTCATGACGAGTGTGCCAATCATTTATTTTTCCTTCATTTGGTTCTACAACATCATCTTTGTGATATTGTTCATAGTCTGCATGAACTTCTTCAAGTTCAGACTTTTTGTACTCTAACATACCATGATTGATATGTTCTTTTTCGTCTTTAGGATCAAGATAAACTTCGTGATCTAGGTCGTGTTTGATAGTTGACATCTTTACTCTCCTGATGTGTCTCGGATAACTTTCAATGCCGAATAGGATCTGTTGCCCTGTGAAAAGTGACTAATCTCCTTAATGATATATAGTCCACTTTGAGCAGGGTCTACTTCATTTTCGGTACTGACTTTGGGGAATATACAACTTATTATATCACCTGCACACAATTCTGTGTTCAATCCTACCGTTAATGTTGCGACTTGCGTAAATATCGAAGCATAACGAGAGATAGATTGACCAACATCTGATAGGTTATCATTATTTACAGCTGTTGCTGCAGCACCCACAACTGTTTCTTCTAAGCAACCAACACTATAAATGCCACTAATAATTCTATTTGCCATCTCTGGTGCAGGTATCTGTTCTGGATCTGCCTCTTCTGATATTGGTTTCTCATCAGAGTTCATACCTTCCTGTTCTTTAGGATAGAATATAGATTGCTCTGGTCTGGTAAATTCAAATGTATGTGGATTCCAATAGATTCTATATGTTGAGTTCTCTCCTGTTCTCATACCTGCTATCACATCCTTATTATTTGCGATACCATAACTGTAAATCTTAGCAAATGATTTCTCTGGGTCATCAAGTCCCTCATTTCCACGGTCATATATGTATTCCATTTTTACAGTATCTTCTTTATTTTCTTTTGCATCAAATATCATTTTCTCAATAGATTTAAAATACATACCTTTTCGGGTTTGCCATAGAAAAAATCCTGCGGAATTTTTTCCGACTTCTGGTATTCCTCTTGCTGCTAACATAGGAGCTAGAGTAAATGGTTTTCTCATATTACCAATAAAGTTTATACTATTAACAGTCTTCTCAATATTTTCTTCCTCATAATCTGCCTCTAGTATGTCAAGAAAATCTTTTATAACTTCATCAATTCTTTTTTGTTTATATTTTTTAAGTATCCTTTTATTCATATTGACAATACCTTCTTTAGATACAAGGTGAAGAATAAAAGTTTCTCTTTGTTTTTCTAATTTATAATCTGACACTCTATTAACATACATCGTCAACTCAAATACACCAGGCGATTCCTCTCTTTGTTTTTCCATTGGAGAGGTGATATGTATTCTTACCTTTTCACCTCCTACAATTGGAAGTCCACTATAAATTCCTTGACCTTCTATTGTATCTCCACTAGTCACAACTCCCATTACTGCAGTAACAACTGGAGACATTATATCTTCAAAATATTGAAAAGATGACACACCTAATCTAAGGTCAATTGTGCCACCTGCACGACCTGTTATTTCCATTACTTCGTAAGTAGATCCTTGTGTTGCTACTGCTGCCATCTATGTTAGTGATGTATTGAGTGTTTTCATTGTATCCATAAGGTTAGTGCCAGATTCGGTAGAAGTTGGCAATGTTTGTTCTTTTGGAGGTGAAACTGGAGGAGAGACTGATTGTATTTTATTTATTGGCACTGGTATGACGGTTTTTCCTGATTTGCTATTTAAAACTTTAAGATCTTTTTCTCTATCAATCTGTTTTTGCATCCTACGATCTCTTCCACCTCTTCTATTTGCTATTTTTGTTTCTGCACTATCAGCACCTATGAAATTAAAATGGAATGGATCTGAAACACCTTGCCACTTCCAACCATACTTTGATGCATTGTTAATCATCCATTCATGTTCTGGAGTATTGACTGCAATATCAAGTGCTCTTCCTTTTACATGTTCTGATGTGCCTGGTGTCGCAGGATCTATAACAGTACTACCATCTTCATTCTCCATCAATGCTTCTTGTTGTTCTGGTGTTCTCATAGAAGATACAACTGCCTTAGTCAAATCAATACCATCTTCTGCTGCTGCTTTAAGAACTTTCTTCCAACCCTCAGCAGCATCATCACCAAGAGTAATAGGTTTACTGTACATATCCATACCCAAACCTTGAGGAGTTACAACTTTCTTAGCACTCTTACCATCACCAACACCTGCCTTCTCGTCCATCTGGACAGTAAGAGTTCCCTCTACAGTTGATGGTGGTTTTTCAATAACTAATTTTGGTTTTGGTTCCTCTTGTGGTTGGATCTTATCCGTCATTACCTCTTGAGTCTGCTTAGTCTCCTCCTTTAGATTCTCTTTTTTCTCTGTGGTATCACTATCTCGTTTTAAGTCACCCTCTTTTTTATCTTCTTTTCTTTTTATCTTATGTTCTTCACCTGTTTTTTCTTTTACGATCTCCTCTGCAGTTTGTCCTTTGTTTGTTCTTGATTCTAAATCCTTTTTAGTATCTTCAATCCCTGCCTTAGCTTCGTCAACATTTTTATCTAGTCCTTTCTTAGTATCTTTTAAACTATCTTCTGCCTCTTCCATCTCAGATTTATTTTTCTTGAGATCTTTATTAAGTGAATCAGCATCGTTACCTCCACCAAGAAGTTTTGCTAACCCTTCTACTATAGGAGATATTATATTAAACAATGTCTCAAATACAGGTCCTGCTATCTTCCAAAATCCTTTCAATACATCCATTACTTTTTGTAAGAACTTCATTATCTTAGGTAACTGGTTAATAAGAAATCCAGCTATGATAGCAACGATAGCAGTCATTATTCTCATGCCACCTTTCTTTGCCATCTCTTTAATTTTACCACCTGCACCACCTTTCTTCTTACCTACTTCCTCAAGTTTTTTCTCTTCATCTTTTGCTTTCTGTCTTTGAAGTAATCTAGCAGCATCAAGTTTCTTTTCTTCCTCAACTTTTTGTTCTCTCTCTGCTCTCTTTTCAAATGCTTTTTGTAGTCCTCTAGTTGTCTCTAGTATTGCTGACAAACCATAGTTCATTATATTAAATGCCTCAGCAGTTGGCATAAACTTTGGTTTTCTTTTTGCTGCCTTCCTTGCTTCTTTAGCTGCTTCTTTAGCGTCTATCTCTGCCTTAACCTGTTCATAAGTCTTAGCATCCTTTCTTCTCTTTCTTCTCTTTTTTAATTTACCACCACTCGCATCTACCTCTGCCTGTACTTTAGCA